GCATACCGTTTCCTTGGTCTTATACTATTTAGTAGAAAATCAAATTGAAGTCTATTATCTAAGTGGTTGTTTATATTCACCTCATTGACTAATAATATCGTATCTGGATGTGCATACAATGCACGATTCACTACCCAAGATGGATATTTCTTCTCGTAAAAAGAATCCTCCATCAGATTCTCTTTGGTGTGATTGATTGCGTTTAAATATTCTTTAAGATCAGACATTAGTATTCATTGATAATAGTGTACATATCTTCAAAAACATATTTTGAATCATACCAAGAGTAACATTTTTGAGCCATTTCACGATATTGTTCTCTCATTTTTGTATCTTGAGAAAGATCTTTAATCAAACCTAGACACTCATCCTTATTATTTTCGGACAACCAAATAGTACCACTTTCAATTTCAGTTAGTGGTTTTTTATAATAACGATGAATACAAGCATCACCATACTCCTTTCTGAATACAGGAATTACACCGACTGCTATCATTTCTAAATGAGTAAACTCTAAATGAGAGCCTATCATTTGAGGTTCTAATATGGATAATTGATATCCATATCCACATGAAGACATTCTCTCCAATAATTCAGAATTATTGTATATACCAAAAAGAGAAGCCAATTCACCATATCTATTAGATAGAACACAATCTTCTATTTTTGTTTTTATTTCTTCTTTGAAGGAATACTTATCCTTTACTTCCATATAAACAGGACTTCTATCTATTCCTTCTATGGTTGTCATGTGATTTATCGTTTTTAAATGTTCATTATGAAAATCAATCATGAGTCCATAACCCTTCCATCGTGCAGTTCTACCAATCCATTTATGATGTCTTTCATCTTGCTCCGATATAGGTTTGATATATTTCTGATAAAAATCAAAATCTACTGCAGCCTGAGTTTCATGTATTGTTGTTTTAACTTCTTCATCTCCCCAAAATACATTGAGTGAACCTTCTGTATCCACATTTGTCTTAACATATTCTGAAAATGCACCAGTTGTAGATAATGCAAAAACCAGATCAACATTTTTAACAGATTCATATAAGCACAAATTTCTTTTTAATGAGGCCATATAATGATCTAACTGTATAGATACTTTTGGTAAAGACAGATCTAATAATTTCAGAAAATTAGCTTCACATTTTTTACTATGACTTATAGAAGGTAATGAAATAATTATCATTAAATCTGAGTTTTTACATCCATCATAAACTTGATCAAACTCATCTTTATCAAAACGAACATGAATTAGATTTTGTAATTCATGCACGTTATTTCTTGACCATTTTTTATCTTTAGGGGAATATACAGTTACATTATGTCCTTTTCCTAGTAGCCATGATTCTAACTCTACTGTATATTTTGTCACACCACATCCCTCTATTCCTCTTCCTAAAACAATTGCAATATTACTCATAAAAATTCTTCAATGTGGGAATTAAACTATCTTCAAATGCCTTTTTATATGATACTCTTATTTTTTTCATATCGCCACCTAAAACTCCCTTAGTTATTCCGTTCCATTTAACATAGCCAGAATGGAATTTAATTAATTCTTCATGACTTTCATTTATGGCTTCTACAGTTCTAGTATCACTACAACCACCTTTAGAATATTGTGTTCCATTGAAAACATACTTATCCCAAACCCTATTCTTATATCCATATTTTAACAGCTGTAAATTTAAGTGCAAATCTTCGGCAAATTGCAAAGACCAATCTAATTCATTTACTTTAGGTATTTTTTTACCATTGAAAAAATAAACTGTATTGATGTTAGAATTTTCAATAAAATCTGTCCCTCTAGGTGGTAGATTTCCTTGCCTCATTCCAACAACAAAATATTCCTCTAGCCAAGAATCTGTAGTTTCTAATAAATATTTCCAATCTTCATTGGTAAACTTTCTTTTAGATTTTTCTCCGTCTTTAGTTCTTACTGAAAATTTAAGATCATCATCAAACATTCCCCATTTAAGATTTTCAGAAACAGACCATAACCACTCTCTAGTTTTAGCAATTCCTGTAAAATTTTCAGGAACTACTATTGTAGGAATTTTTATATGAAGATTTTCCTCTTGAGGTGGTACGGCCAGTACTGAAATTTCTTTAACAAAATCTGGTAAATTATCCCATGTGATTTGATTTTCTACCCTACTCAATGTGGGTATATAAATTCTATCAATCATGAGAATAGATTAATTTATCGAATCAGAGTCAGGAGTTGAGAATTGTAAATCTTCAACGTCAATCTGAAGTGTGGGTTTTCCATTTTTATCTGTTCTGAAATCTTTCATAAACATATTAAAATATGTCTTAACCCAAGGTCTCCCATTCATGCCCCACTCTTCATGGTGGCGTCTAGCTCCTAAACCATGAGTAACATAGGCGAAAATTTTAAATTTAGTTTCTGTTGGATTGTGCATAAAATATGACAAAAGCCTACTCACCATTTTCTCGTTCATCCCTACCGCAGCCGAAAAAGCAATTCCTTTGAAACTTCTAATTTTAGTTTCTAATTCACTTTTCCAAGGTTCTAATTCCCAATGAACTTGCTTCTCACCAGAATTGTTCAAAACTTCAATATCTTCAAGATATTTTTCTGCCCTTGTAATTCTTGAAGGAATTTGACGAGCAGTATAACCTTGCCTTTGAAGTTTTCTAGTAAATGAGAAATGGGTTGGTTTGATTCCTTTCTCAAGACAGGCTTGAGCAATCCATAGTGAAGTTTCATCTTTGTCAGTTTTGACTCTAGGAGTCTTCTCTTGAGGATTATCCCACTGACCTATCTCTTTAATATCTGATTTATCCAACTTTTTCCAAAGTTTTTTAGGAATCCAGATTACCTTCAATTCAATAACTTGGTCGACTTTCATAGCAGCTGCGGTGGTGTGTGCGCTGCCAAGACGGCAATGCTTACCTATTCCATAATAGTCTTGAAGACAAAGAACGCCCCTATGATGCTCCACTAACCAAGCACCATCAGATTCCTCTATCAGATCCACCAACTCTTTAACATGAGAAAGAAACAGTGTATGGAATCTCACCTGCCACCACTTCATTTTAACTACATCTTCTTTAGGAAGAAACTCTGTTTCTAATTCACCATCTTCCACTGCATTTTGAATCTGTTCTACAAATGGATTATAGTTTTTCAACTGTCTTCCACCACCAGTTGATTCATTATACATTTCACTCCAGTTACCGTCTTGTTTAATTTGATCTAACATAAGTTTCTCCTTATAAATCATGTTTGCAGCCATACCAATATCCAAACAATAAATTTTGTATGAATACTTTCCTAAATCTCTCCTAAACTCTGTTTCATGAGTTTTAGGAGAGCCCTTATAAGTTCCATCGAATAACCCAACATGATACCCAAGATAATATTTCTTGGTTTTATTATGCTGAAATACTACGAGATAAACATAAGCTTCGTAATCTTGATTTTCAGGAATACTAACTAATGGAACAAATCGTTCCGCTACGAGCGAAACATATCTTTTATTAATCATAATATACAGTATACATAATATATTTCAAATAGTCAAGTTAAAAAAACTCTCCTAATGTAGCATCTTCAGAATACTTCCCAATTTTCTTTGGTGTTTTTCCTAACTGGCCCATAGTGGCCAATCTACGGTCACAATATGCCACACAAGAATATCGTGTTCCTTCTCCTTTAATCGGTGTCACACCATGATGCTCTAAACTGTCTGCAATAATGACAGAATTATCTGGAGCATCAATTGCAACTCCGTATCTTGGAAAAGTCAAATATGCACCTTCGTATTGTCCATCTCTAAAATGACACATTGTTGTCATTCCTGCTTCGGTATCACCAGAATCAACATGAACAGACATTCCCTTTGATCCTAATCCTAAATCACTATACCGATTCATTGAAAGAGTAGTACAAATACCCATTCTGTGATCTGGTGAAATTGAAGTCTCTGCAAATGTCTTTTGAGCCATATACCGAACAGTATCTACCTTATTAAATGCAATTTCATTATAATGACATATTTGTTTCAGTATCTCAAATTTCTTTGGATTGTCTTTTGTCCATCCTGACTGTTCAATACCACCTGTAAATCTACCTTTTTTCCATCCTGCCATAACTGAATGGATCTCATTTGCATAAGCAATCATTCCCCAATCACCCTTTTTGGTTTTTACTTTATAAGAATTGGGAGTCCTAAGTTTGTATTCAGTAATACCTTTTGCTTCCATTTCTTCTTTGAGAATGGGGCCTGAACAATTTGCCCTCATTGTTGTAGTATCCTCAATAGTCTTGAGACAGTCAAAAACTTGATTATCTGGGAACGCATTACATACTACATACGCAAGTGGTTCTCCATCATATAAAGATGCACTTGGTTTTAATATACAAGTATCTTCTCCCTCTTCACCATCATAAACTTCTATTACACCGTGAGGATAAGCCTTCCCTGTAAGAAACTTACCACCCCATTTTTCTTTAGTTTGTTCTGCACCATAATCATGTTCTAATTTAATTATTCGCATAAGGCTCCAAGATATTTTGGTAGATAGAATCTGAAAGATTCTTGAGACAGATTGGAGCAACCATCAATCCTATTCTTGCAAGTCTATCGTTCAGTTTACCAGTTTGTTTATAATCATTCGGCAAAGTCATCAAACGTGCAGCCTCATAAGTTGTGTACACCCTATCTTTCTCAGGATGCAGATGAACAGCTAAACTGGTTTTCAATCCTTGCTCAGATAAGGTATGTGATGCCTGATTCCAAGGTACTCTACGAGATTGATAAAAGGAATGTTTCTTTTCTGGTAATGTTTTTCCTCTTACCCTACGATGTTCAATCCATTTATCATACCAAGGGCTAACAACATCATCACCAACAGAAACCACTCGTTCTGGATTCTTTTCCAATCTCTTCAACCACTTATATTTAGCACCTTTCTTCATGGACTCACAAAGTTCAACAGATTCTGCCTCATTTACTGGATCGGTTTGAAGATCACGAATTGCATCTTCAATAACTGGTTTGTTTTCTTCATTGGGTTCAGGATAAATTCTACTGATATTCATCCAATTCATACCAATCTTTTTAGCAACATCATTACGAATACCAACAATAAATACTCTTTCACGTTTCTGAGGTACACCATGTTTCCACGCATTGAGTACTTTATGAGTCATAGTATAACCTTGATCCTCAAACTCTTTGATCATCATGTTCAGATAATCACGGGCATATTCCATTGTCAAACCTTTGACATTCTCACATACCACAACCTTAGGCTGTAATTCTCCTACCAGACGAACCTGCTCAAAAGTCAAGTCTTCAATTCTTTCCTGTTTGAAACCATAGGCCATTTTTTCTTTACCCCAACCCTTGCGTTTAGTTCCAGACATAGAAAAAGGTGGGCAAGGTGGACTACCATCTAAGATATCAATATCTACATTACCAATCTTTTCTCTAATCATGGCGCCCGTAACCGCCTTAATATCTTTGACTATTACAGGAGTATCAGGAAAGTTTGCATTGTAGGTATCAGCATGAATTTGTTGAAATTCATTGACACAAAGGACATTTCCCCCTGCAAGTTTGTAGCCACAAGAAGAGCCACCACCTCCTGCAAAGAAGGAAACTACGTTGAATAAGTTACGATCTGAAGACTGTTTCAGTTCATCTAGAGTGTACTGAAAATAACTATTTGAATTTTGCATTAGACATTATCTCCACTAAACAAGCCATTAAATTGATTTCTTGATCGGCAACAAATGCAGACTTATATTGATAATCTGCAATGCTCAATATAATTTGTGGTAAGGAATTAGGATCACCCTTCTCGTACATTTTATCATATATCTTTCGATATATTTTCTGGGGATCATTGTCAATATTCTTTACAACCCAAGACCGTACTCCTTTGAAGTTTTTCGTCTTGAGTACGTCTGCCAATTCATTCATATTGGCATCACTGATATTTACCAGAATACCAGAGTCGATAATTCCACTGACTGAATACC